CGAATGATCTTCTTCATATATCACACCAATCTCTTCTTTGTGGAATGTCACTAAAGTAAAATTTGTTTGTCCGTCCTCAGTTTCACTTTTTAACATTCCGAATAAGATTGTATCACCAATTTGTTTACCTCTACCTGAAAAGTAATTCTTGTTTTCTAATTCACTCAACAGTTCATAAGACAATACTCTATTGTCTCTTAATTGTAAGTCAATTTCTTCTTTGAATGTCATATAATAAAAATTAAGGGTGGGAATAAAATCCCACCCGTTATAAATTAAAATGGTAAATCACCATCTGGTTCGTCGTCAGCCTGTGTATCAACAATAGGTGATTTTACACCTCCAATTGATGTTGTAGCTTCTTCGTCGTTACCGTAAACGTAACCACCTTTTTCACTGTCCCAACGTGGAGATTCTCCTCTTGCAATTGCCTCAAGATACTCAACAGGTTTCTTAGAATAAACATCTAACCAAGTTAATTCATCATTAACCCAAGCCTTTGCTTGATCTGCCTCATCATGAACAGGTGTTGGATCATCATACATAATAGTTTGTACTGTTGTATATTCCTTACCATTACCTGTTTTAGATTTTGATAATTCAATAATCAAATCACGACCTTTTTCAGGATCAGTGATATCACCCTTGTTTCTCCAAATAGGTATGATTTTATCTAAAATACCTTCGTTCTTATAATTGTGTTTGAATCTCCAAAACTTTGGACCATCTTCTTCACGGTCTCTATCGATTAATTTAACAATATAGAATTTACGTGATCTGTATTGTTTAGCCAATTCTTTGTCTGATTCTTTACCTGTAGAAATCAACTCTTCATAAACCTCATTTAAAGGTGAACGTTCGTTGTCATTTTTTCCTGGATCGTAGAATTTTTGCCATTTTCCACCAACTTGAATTTCGTGGTACCACGCCTCTTTAAATGGCGATGAACCATCTGGTGTTGGTAAAATTCTGATTTTTCTTGAACCTGTTTTTTCTTTGTCATCTAAGATAAGAGCGAAGTATTTCTTCATTCTTTCATCTTGAGACATTTTAGATTGGGAACCCCCTGAAGCTTGCTTCGATTTTTCGTACTGTGCCAATACGGCGTCTAATGAACTCATGTTTTTTTTGATTTAAGTTTTATAAATTGATATACAATAAATATAATCAAACATTGTTCATAGGTCAAATAAAAAGGACCACTTTTGTGGTCCTGATATTTATTTCTAATAATTTCCTAAACTTTTTGTACCTTGTGAATGTGGTTGGAATGTATCCTTGATTTCACTTGTATTCACTCCTGTTACTTCGTCAGGTGTTAAAACATAGTCTCTTTTTCCTGTCATTTCCATCTCTTCTTCTTTTTCATCGAAGAACTGAGAAAGTTTTTGATTGAATGGATAAGAATCGTAACTTCTTAATTCTAGTTTTTCTTCAGGAGTTTTAACTCTGTATTTTTCAATCTTATTCTCAATTGAATTTAATCTAGCCATGATACTGTCCATCTCAGATAGTTTAGATTCTAATGATGATAATTGATTGAATAAGTTTTCAAAATAATCATCTTGTTTAGATTCAATTTTCTTTTGTGAGTCTACAAGATCTGTTATTTCTAATTCCTCTGTTCCACCCTCTTCAGTTGTTTCTTCACTTTTCCCTTTAGCATCAATCTTCTCAACATCAGGGTCAGTTGCAACATCAATTTTTTCAGGTGTTGCTGCCGCATCTGCTGCTGGTGGTGCCGCAGCATCTGCAGGTGCCTCAACATCCGGTATTGTAGGTACGGCTGCCGCTTCTTGCTCCATTATGTATCTGTTCACTTTATTGAACTTTTCTATTTCTGCTATGATTTTTTTATCTAAACTCATTTGTTATCCATTTAATAGTTGTTTAACTCCGTGACGAGTTTCAACCTTTACTCTTTTATTTATTGTCATGGTATTCTCAACTCTCTCAATGAGACCATCTTTCATACGAACTGTGTAACAGTCTCCTGTATCAAGATCGCAAACTTGTTTTGAACCATCACCATTATCCATTTCAGAATATCTTGATGATTTTCCTAAATAGTTATCTAAGGCTTGTTTAATATCCATATAGTTTTATTTATAAATATATTGTTATCGTCAAATTACCCCTTGAACAACATATGTAGTAAAGTTTTGTAGTTTAGTATTATCAACACCTCCGTTCTGAAAATAAGCTTGTGCCGTTGCTTCTAACTTGACAGTATAAGCACCTGCATCACATCCATCAATAATATCCACAATATCAAATGAAATACTTTGTTGGTTTTGAGATATATCACCTGATGTTTGACTCGATGCAGTTGTTCCAAAACATTGTAAATTGTATTTACCTGTAAATATTTTCCAAATTCCTGCATCAGGTTTTATCGTAAATGTTACTTTTGTTATTTTACCATTCGCATCTTTATCGGTTGTAGTATTGAAAATGTTCTCTCTTGGTGGTCTCGTATTTGGTAGACAATCCTTCCCATTAATTCTAATATTCGGCCCTCCGTTCGGATAACAAATTTGACATGGGTTTTGATCAATCTGATTATATGTTGAAACGTTAACAACATCGCCAGGTAAAAGGTTTCTTGTTGGACAATCATAGTTCATAACCTTATACATCATATTGTATTTGTATTCAGAATACTCAGAAACCACAACTCTGAAAAATAACGATCTACTCGTAGGGTCTGCAGCTAAATCACAAGTATTTCTAAATCCTTTCGTTGTTGTAAATGAATATCCATTGTTTTGCCCTAACGCTTTTGGTGTCAAATTTGTTTCTCCTATCAATACCTCAGCCCCTTCAGTTGTTAACAAATATATTTTTAATTTGTATTCTTTTGATAAAGGTGATGACCCAATGTTACCTTCGACTTTCAAGACTCCATTTGATAATGTTGAAACGTTCAATGTGTATGAATTTGGGTTTGCAGAACTTAATATTGTTCTGTCATCGGCGTTGTTTGTAATTGCAGGGTTTACTTGTTGACCTGAAGGGGTAGTTGTTGTGGTTGAAGTTGTAGTATTCACTTGTTGACCTGAAGGGGTAGTTGCTGTAGTTGTTGTTACATTAGTTGCAAGATTTACACCGAGTCTTGGGAAAACTTCAGTTATGGATTTCATCGCTTTAACAATCTTCGCCTTAACTTCTTTTCCTTGATTGGTCTCGAAATCCTTTTTCTCTTTGTCGGTACTACGAACAACAGGCCAAAAAGTTTTATATTTTTCGTACATTGCATCCGCAGTAGGTACAATAGTATTTGAAACCAATTGTGATCCATTGAATTCTCTTCCAACAAATAATTTGTCATACATAAAGTTTACAAACTTTTCTGTCGTCTCAAACTTCGCAAACGGTTTTGATTTTTGTCCTTTGTCGGTACCCACATTAACACAACAAAACTCTGATTTAAAATATTTTTTTCCAACATCACCCCAATCAACTTGAAGGTCAATATTTGCATAGTTATTGCCAAATTTTTCAAACATCATTCCTTTATCATCCGCAGAGGATACAAATGAAAATGCATAGACTATCATTGCAAATTGATACTTCTGTTGATTGTCTGTAATTGATGGTGGTATATTATCAATAATGGTCTTTGCCATCACCTCTGAAGTCAGTGTGGTTTTATCTGCAATAGTTGCAAAATATCCTTTTCTATAGTTTTCTAGTACAGAATCTTGACAAGAATTTTCTGCAGCGTTTGATGTTGCACTTGTTTGATTTACAGCACCTGTTGATGGGCTACTTTGGGCTTCTCTCAACTCTGATGGTAACTTTTGTAATAAGTTTTGATTTAAACTCATCAAATAATTGTTCGGTTTTTCACTTGCAAATATTCTTTGTCTTACCCCAGTAAACGATGTTTGGAATTGGCCAGGACTTATTGTGTGACTGACTTCAGTAATCAAATATGCCCCATTAAACATTGGAACGTGATTCAAACAGAAATACATCGTAGGTTGAATCATAGCATTTCCTATCGCAATAACATTACATGAGTAACTTCTTTCGTTATAGATGTTAAGTAAAGAAACGTTTTGAGATGCGGTGTATTTACCTGACGCTTGGTTAGCCAAGTTATTGGTTGATATCAAACTTTCCGAAGTTGCTGTCCCGATATCCTGTGAAACACTGAAAGAGTAAAACACTCCCTGATTTCTAATACCCATATCAACATTGAATCCTACACATCTATTTGATTGAGACCAATCTGTTTTGTTTGTTTGATTCTCCAACAAAGGATTATTTGTTAAATTGTTACACGCAAATCCGTCGTTCTTATATCTGAAATCTTTGTTTCGACCTAAGTCAGGATAGTTTGATGGTTTTTCAGAATAAAAACAAACCATTTTTGGTTGTGAATTTCTATAATCCACGCTCAA